GTTACAGTAAAATGGGATGGAGCTCCAGCAGTATTTGCTGGACAGAATCCAGAGAATGGGAAGTTTTTTGTTGCAACAAAATCATTATTTAACAAGACACCAAAAATAAATTATACGAATGCTAATATAGCATCTAATCATGGATCAGGTGGATTAACAGATAAATTAAAAGTTGCATTAAAACATCTTCCTAAACTTGGAATGAAAGGTATATTCCAAGGTGACATTATGTTTACTAAAGAGGATCTTTCAGAAACAGAAATTGATGGTGTTAAAAGTATTATCTTTACACCTAACACAATTACTTATGCAGTTCCTGCTGATAGTAAACTAGCTAGTACAATTCGTAAAGCAAGCATAGGAGTTGTCTGGCATACAGCATACAATGGAAAAACTATTGCAGACTTGAGTGCATCTTTTGGTGTAGACTCTAGTAAGTTTAAATCAGCAAGTAGTGTTTGGTCAGAAGATGCTGGTGTCAAGAATGTTAGTAAGGTAGCTGGTTTATCAAAATCAGATACTAAGAATCTTGAAAATAAAATTAAACAGTTACAAGGTGCAATTAAAAAGGCTGGTGGATTTTTTAATATGTTGGCCAGAGAGAAAACTATTCTTAGTTTGGGTGGTCAAATGAAAATCTTTTTTAATTCAAAGATTCGTGAAGGTATTCAGTTATCAGGTGCAAAACAACTTGTTGTAGATTTTGACAAATATTATGTTGCACGAATGACAAAAGAAATTTCGGGTAAGAAGTCAGACAAAGGCAAAGAAAAATATCAAAAGATTCTCCAAGATTCTACTAAGGAATTAAAGAGATACAAGAATGAAATATATTTTGCCTTTGCAACTTACTTGGCTATTCGTGATGCAAAGATGATTGTTATACAACAGTTGAATAAGATTCAGGGTATTGGTACGTTTCTTAAATCACCTGACGGTTTCAAAGTAACAGCTCCAGAAGGATATGTTGCTATTAATGCAAAGAGTGGGCAAGCAATCAAGTTAGTTGATAGGCTTGGTTTCTCCTTTGCAAATTTTACATTGGCTAAGGATTGGGTGAAAGGATGATTATGGATATACAAAAAATAGCTACAATGATGGATGTGAAACTAAGTTTTCAGAAAATAGCTACAAAGATAGAAATAATAAAGATGATTCTATTAAATGGTAATGATAAAAAAGAAGATAAAAAAAATTATAAATATAAGAAAGATTAATTGGAGGAAATATATAAACAAGTATGACTATTATTAATAAAAAAGAAACTAAAATAAAGGTTAGGTCAAGATTTTGTGCAATTTGTGATTCACAGTTTAGATGGCAATGTAAGTGTCCAAATAATAAAGTAATGTCGGATCAAATAAAACGAAGTTTTAAATCTGGTAAAAGACACAAAGGCAAAAAGGCTTTGGAATACTGTTACGATACGGAGAAAGATGAATTTGATCAGTTTTAAAGAATTTTTTTCAGAGGCTGCTAGTGATTCAGTTGTATTCACATTTGGTAGAATGAATCCACCTACAGTCGGACATGGTAAGTTGATTGATAAAGTATTATCAGTTGCCAAGTCCTCTGGAGCCAAAGCTATTATATATCCATCTAAAACAGAGGATGGTAATAAGAATCCATTACCTTTCAAGATGAAAGTAAAAGTCTTGAAAGATGTATATGGAAGTATCGTTGATACTGATAAATCAATTAAGAACCCTTTTCATGCATTGGAAAAACTGGACGATAAAAAAATATCTAATGTAACATTTGTTGTTGGTAGTGATAGGGTAAAAGAATTTGAAAAGAACATGAGTAGTCATATTAAGAAGAATTTAAGTAATATTAAAAATTTCTCTGTTGTATCAGCTGGTGAACGTGATCCAGATTCTTCTGATGTTTCAGGAATGTCTGGTTCTAAAATGCGTTCATTCGTACAGAAGAATGATTTTGATAAATTTAGAAAAGGATTAATAACTAAGAGTAGTAAACTGGCAAAAACAGTTTTTACTTTACTTCAAAAAAAGTTAAACTAAAGGAGAAGGAAATGAAACCTTGGATGCATCACACAATTTACTTTTTGATGGGTTGGGCTGTTGCAGGTTATCTATATCATTAATCATTAATTTTTTAATATAAATAAGGAGAACGAAATGGAAACAATGGTTTTAGCTTGGGCATCAGGACAATCTTGGTGGGGCCTAGCAACGACACTTATAGTTATTGCAAATGGTATTACAATGACATTAAAGGATAAGTATGCTGAGAGTATTCCAATAATCGGAAAAATTTGGCCTATCTTGAATTGGTTGTCTTTGAATGTTGCTAACAACAAAAATGATGAGAAATAACTAAGGAGATATTATGAGAGGTATTATAAAAGGTTTTCACAAACCAACAGGACAGATTGTAACACCAGAACAGGTTTATAATTTTAATGTTGATTGTGTTAATGGAAGTATTCAAAACAATCAGGAAGTAGATTTTATGGCTAATAGTGATGGATTGGTTACAAGTATTGATACTATAAGAGATACAACGGTAGAAGAAACAATCACCGAAGAATTACTATTAGAAGAAGAGGAGGATAAAAATGGCGTTATGGGGAAAGAACGAAGCAGACGGCGCAGTTAAGCCAGGTACATCTGCTACAGCAAAAAGAAAAGTATATGCTAATACTAAAGGTTGGGTACAACCAGCACAAGGTAATGGTAATGCAGCTGCACAAGAAGAAGTTTTAGTTTGTATTAAAGGATTGAGTTCAGCAGTAAGTGCTAGCACAGGTGCTGGACTTGCTCAGGCAAATATATCTTCAATCAACTGGAACATTACCACATTTGATAAATCAGCTGGTGGAACATTATCTGCAACAGTTAATTTTGACGAAGAAGTTACTGTAGCAGGTAGTCCAACATTAGCAGTAGCAGGAACTGGTGGAAGAAACCACAGTCTTGTTTATGCTTCTGGTTCTACAACGAATCGTTTGACTTTTACATTAGTTATTGGTGCAGCTGACGCCGCAACCAATGCAGATGACGCATTAACTTTTGGTGCTAATCCTGTTGCACATGCAGGTGGTAGTACTATTGTTGATACACTTGGTGGTGGAAATGCAACAATCACAAGTTCAGCTGGTATTGGTTCATCTGCTGGGACAATTACAGTTGTTGCTTAATTACAATGTTAAAAACTTTTCTCCTAACACTATTCCTGTCGCTTGGTGTATCAACGCCAGTCTCAGGTGGTTGGGTGATAGTTTTACAAAATGAACTTAGGGAACCTACACTTGATAAATTAATCGATTGGATTCCTGAGGAAGTCCCAAGGACTGTATCTTTTTATTTTGATACAGACAATGATGGAAAGTTTGATATAAAAATTGCTTATTCATTGATTGAAGCTTTTCCATGTAAGAAAAATTGTGTGAATAAGATAACGGATAATGGAGATCATTGGATATTACCAGCACCAGGTATTAACTATTTTGTAGTTAAGAAATGGATTCTTTATCGTTATGATGATGATGATGATTGGCGTGGTAATAAAAAGACTAGTGATTTTGTGTATAAGTATAAGTATCATGATGATTGGTTACGAGAGAAATTTTATCCTTTGTGGTCTGAACAAATGAAATAGAAAATGAGAGAAACTATGAGATTTAATGAATTGACGAATGAAAATTATTTAATGTATGCATTATTACACTATGATAATCCGCATTGTGTTGACATAAAAGAATATTTTGAAGATGTTAGAAAGCTAAAATATATTAAAAGATTGTTTAATCGTTATAAAGAAGATGGGGTTATTAAAGAACGTCTAATACTTAATCATCTAATATCTTTTTATAACGTATTTGAAAACCAAGCTTCAACAAGACTTTTGTTTTTTAGGGTTGGTGTTGAATATCATTCATTGTTAAAAACATTTCTTGTATTTTTAAATAAAATGCCAGAACAGATCAATGAAAATTTATATTCATGTGACATTCTTTTGGAAGATAATATTGTAGAAATTTTAAGGAATATAAAATAGATGGCCTCACGAGCATTCGACACATTTATCACATATAAAATCATTTCTAATCTTGTTACTGATTGGGAAGATTTTGATGCGTTTGAACATGGTATTATTGATAACAAAGGAAAGTTATTAAGAAAATATAGAACTCTTAAAACTAATGAAGAGAAAAATTCTTATACACTTTTTAACAGATTGATTTTTAATGTTAAAAGATTAATACAGAAATTGCCGGGTGGATCAAATAAATTAGCATCATATGCAGCTGGATTGTTTTTAATTAAAGAAGAAATTGATGTTGAACGATTACTGAATGAGGGAGAATCATATGTCGAAGAATTATTACAAGACTGAAGACGCACCTGCAAATTCCACGGGCTCGTCTGTATCAGGTACTGGTGGTGATGGAACGGTTGTTAAAAATAAAAAGAAGAAGAAGAAGAAATGGGATTTATATTCACCAGATGCTTTGGGTAGACAATTTCGTGTAGAAGGTAAAAATATGGATCAGCTGCATGATTTGATTAAGCAAGGAAAAACTGCTGATGAAATCTCTAAGATAATGAAACTTGATGTCGATGCTATTAACGCATTAATGGAAGAAAGTGTGGATGCAGTTGCACCAAATATTACACCTGATAGTCAATTTGCAGGAGTTGATGTGTTTAATGTTAATGATTCTTCATATAATGATTGTAAGTTTGGAAAAAAGAAACACGAAAGGTGGAGTAAATATGTTGATGTAGATTCTGATGCAGGTAAAAGGATTTATGGATATGCAAAGAAGAATCCTAATAAATCTATAATTGTACAGCACGACAAGACAGGTCATATGTTATACTTAAAGAAATACGATATGGGAGGAGAGTCATGATCGGATCAATAATTGGAAGTTCACTAAAACTTGGTTTAAAGATTATGGATAAGATTGAAAAAAATTCTGATAAAGCAAGCTTTGAGGAATTCAAAGCACGAAAAAAAGAAATGGATAATTCATTGGTAGATGCAGATGTAGAAGGTATTGATTCTATGTTTGAGTATCTAGCTGATCGAGCTCGTGGTGGTA